TATGAATAATTCAGATTTTAATGATTTCAAGAATTGGCAGAATGGTGATGATGACGATGCCAATAATCCAAATAACAATCCCAATGGATTCTTCTTCTATGGCAACATGGGTCCGGAGTTTCGCAAGATGTGGAATGACATCAACAGTGGGCAGGACTTCACTGAAAGCATGAAGGAATATCTAAACATCGATGATATCATGAAAGAATGGGGTAAGAATAATTCTAAGTCCAAGAACCCCATGAACAATCGTCGTCCAATGAAGAAGCCTCAGCCTGCAAAGACCACAACTACGTTCTCTCGTGAGGATTATGAGAAGCTAATTGAGATTCGTGGCTATCTAAACATTACCGAGCAGCGTGCTCACGTCAAGGCTCTAGATAAGCTTCTAAGTCAAATTGTAATTATTCCAATTGATCCAAAGGATAAGGCATGACAGATTACGTTCCCGGTTCTGCATATAAAAAGGGTTATGATACTAGAATGAATGGTGGTGACAAGGCTTCCAATATCTACGAATCAACTTCTGTATATTGGCAGGAATGGCTTGCTGGTTGGGAAGATGCCCACAACAAGATAATTAATGAAGCCAGAGCAAACTCTGGTTGCACTAAACCGAAGTGCTGTAAGAACTTTATTCAGGATTGAAAAAGCCCCCGAAAGGGGGTTTTTATTATAGATGAGGCTTTAATATTGAGTTTAATTGAGCCAAAGTATCTGAATCCATACTATGGCTGACACTTCCATATTCATCACCACTAATAGATACTGGAGATAATTTTGGATTGCCTTTCAATGGATCTAGTATTCTTGTTGCTTTTCTTGCTGTAACTCTTCGAAGATGCGGATGGGGATTTTCACCACCTGCTTTTCTACTTCTTCTTTGATGGCCAGTTTCACTTAATCTTATTTTTCTTTCTGATGTTGATCCAAGAACTTCGGGACCAGCCATATAAAATCTTCCATCATTTCTTTTTACCATGAATGATGATTCTTTTGGATGAAATCCAGCTTCTTTAGTTGGATTATTTTGATAATGGCCATCCATTGCTTTTTTAATTGCAGAAGAAACATGTTCACCTTTTCTTACTCTCAATTCTTCCGATTCATGAGAAGTAGAAGTATCTAACAAATCTTTGACTTTTGGAATTTCCATAAATTCATTTTTGGAAATTTCACTGCTCACATAAGCATCACCCTTTGAAATATCTTTAACATCAATAGCTTTTAAATTCATACCACCATTATTATCAAAATGAATTGCATGTGTGTCTTTTGATGTTGCAGAAGCTGGACTTAAAATTGTTGAATGTGTTGTATCAACATAAGTTTTTAAATGTTCTGGATTATTTTTTACTGAATGATAATTTTTTATATGGTTTATTAAACGAGCTTCATATTCACTTTTGTGAGCACGATTTTTTGTACTTCCATGTAAATCCACTAAACTTTTTATATGAGTTTGAAACTGTTCATGGTCGTCATCATGTGTTCGCGGTAAAACTTGTTTTTTTGTTTCCAGTATTAAAAAATCATCATCATCAAAATCATCATAATCTTCATTCAAAATATCCAATCCTTCTAGACCATATTCTTCCATGAAACTCTGTGGCTTCATGGAGATAAAATGAACTTCTCCAGTATCAGAGTTTCTTATGGCCATCTTTCCTTTGCCATTTCTTCTCTGATATCTTTGGAGATAAGACTTGCTTTCACTTTCTGGGACATGTCTCCATGCCTTTGCAGATTTGATTCCTTCATAGTCATCTGGACATACATCAAACATCTCACATGAATTTTCAAATCCCAAAATTGATTTTCTCTTCATCACACCTTTTTGCATTGGTGGATCATAGCCAGAAACACCACCAGTATTGTTGGATGTTGCTGGACCGCCAAGATTGGCTGATCCCATTTCTTCAACCAGTTCAAGATAGCTCAGTTCACCATTGGACTCGCTCGCAAGCATTCCTTCGACAAAATAATTAAAATGCTCCGATTCCATTCCATAATCCTGAGCTTCTTCAGAAAACATTTGAAGTGCTGGAATATAAGAAGCCAAGCTGGCCTTGGTTGTTCCGTAAGGAAGCTGTTCAAAGATCTTCTTTAACTTTATTACAAAGTATTCAAAAGGATCGATGCTGCTCTCTGGCTTTATTATATGACCGCTTGAATCAATAACCCCAGATGAATATGCGGACAAGGATGTATAAGGTGCACTGATTGCATCAGCAAACTTATAATAATAAAATGCTGGAACTAGTGGATCAGGTCTCATTTTAAATATTTATGATTCCGTCATTGATAATTTGCGGTCAATTCTTGCATCTGTACCCAATTTTTTATATTGAACTTCGGGAATGTCAAGTATGCTGAATTCAAGAAAAACTAAAAAAGACTTCAGGTATGCATGAAGTCTTGGTTCAAAGTTAAAAAATAATATTCTTGCACAATTTTCTTCACCAAATACATTTCTCAAAATAATGAGATGGTTTATTATCAAACGCTCTCTTATTGATTTCAATGTTCTTTGCTTATGTACTTTTTGCAGAAGGCGCTTGACATACTTGATTCTTTTCAGATCATCAGTATATTCATTTTTTCCAGAACACTGTGGATTAAAATAACAATTTTGACAGAATAAATTAAAATTTTCTTCTGTCAAAGGTTGTTTTGTATTCATAATGGTATTAGTGCATGCAGCCACAGTCAGAGCTACCGCCAACTTCTTGATTAGGTTCACTTGGTACGATGGCTAGGAATACACGGCGTAGCCCATTTGGATTCTTTACAATGTTGACGGAAAGTTGTAGACCATGGCCTAGTTTCTCTGTGATACCATCGCCTTGGTTGAAACCCTTCTTGCTGACATCATCATATGGATTTTGTCCATAGACACCGAGTTGGGGACTTCCATATTGAACTAATGGAATGTAAGTTAGTCCGTCATCACCTTCGGCTTGTTTGGAATTCTTTGCATCGAAGTCAAAGCCAAAGTGGTTGAGCTTGGTTTGTACAACTGCAAGCACTCCTTGGGGATCAATGTAATCTCTGGAGGAGAATGCACCTAGCATGGCATTGATTGCGTCCAAGGAATGTGGAAGCTTAATATTGAAAGTTCCCTTATCAGAGAGGGCACTTAGTTGCCCTCTGCCGGGATCACCGATGTAAAGACCGCCACCAAAGGTATGTTCTGGGGCGTTTTCGTTTAGTGTATCGATTTTGGATAATAGTTGTTTGAATTTCATGGCTTCCTTTTATTTAGACTGGTTTAAATGCCCCCAAAGGCTGGGGTTATAATCTAAATTTTGAATAGAGATAATTGTGTTTTCTACAATCATGTTTTGAACATCATTGGTTTGTTCACAAACATTATTATTTTCTTTTAACATGGAAGATACAGACTTTGAGCTCCATGTTCTGCAGGCCCAATAACGAGCTTTCCATCTTGGTCCTGGATTTTCACAATGATGTCTGGCACGGAAATTCTTGCGGCGAGCTGGGTCATCGCGCTTGATTTCCATGTTTGGGTCGCCAAAATTAACTTTTACAACATTTCCCTTGTCATTCTTTACATAAACTTTATACTTCTTGACATCACCGCGCATGATCTTGTTCAACTTGACTTTTTTCTTTGAATCTTCGTAGATTTCAATTGCATCACCATATTCATTTACTGTGGTGTCGTGTACAGTGTCAACCAATCCCATCATTGCTTCTGGCAAGAAAGATTCTACGATTTCTTGGTTATCAGAAGTAGTCATGGTGACAGTTAGATTGCTTTCATTTATTTCTATACAATCAACATTAAATACTTTGCCACTCTTATTGATGACAACATCATATGGCTTAAGATTTTGGGCTTGGATACCAGAGAAAGTCATGTTTACGACATTTCCGGTCCCTTCAACGACAAAGGTGGAAGAAAGTCTTGAATCAGAAGTCTTGATATCTGACTCGTCTTTTCTGAACCATTTGCCCAGACCAGACTTTTCAAATACCTTTTCTACTAATTTCTGTGCTCTTTTTGAAGTCATTTCCAATCCTTATTTTGCTTCTCGCCTTTTTTGTGTCCATTGTCGGCACGGTTCTTTGATTTTTTACGAACACGTAAATTATTTATACCGTTTGAACCACCTGATCTCAAAGGTTTTTTGTGGTCGATGTCTTTTCCATCGCCCTTCTTTACAACACCTTTTTTCTTCATCAGTTCTCTTGCACGAGTTCTGGCAGCACGTTCTTTGCGTTGCTTGGCTTTACCGTGGTAGTTACGGTATTCCATTTTGTAATCTCTCTTGTATTCTTCTCCCAAAAGATCCAAGAGTAGATTCAAACGATCAGGTTCTTCATCTATGCGTTCATTGATATTGTTGTAGATGGATAGAAGATTGATGTTTGTTGCATCTGCAGATTCTAGTAGATTTACTACGCCATTTTCAATAATACTGGCTTCTGTTTCGGTAACCAAGTTTGTTTTCAATAGATCAGCCAAAACAAAATTATTGGTCAAGGCTTCAATCAAAATGTCATTGACTATGAAGCAACCTTCGCCAATTAGTTTGGATGCGATCTTTTCTTTGCTTATTACTGGAATTTTAGTGGTCTTGCCGTCTACATAGACATAATTGTATTCGACTGCATTAATGTCTTTGGGGCTGAATCCGGGAAGGAGGCTGGCATCAAAATCAAAGTCAAAAGAATTTGCGACAGTATGTGCAAGCATATCCCCGATATCAACTTCTTTCTTTTGAATGATCAGTTCCTTCAATGAAGGCTTCTTTGGCTTTTGTAATTTAGCTTCAACCAGTGCTTTAAACTTATTCATTTTCTCAGCCGCAGCTGGTTTGTACTTGGAAATGTTATCAACGGTCATGGTATTCTTGGCATGACTTGCATTGAGTACTGCTGTCTTGGAAATCTCGTTGAAATATGCATCACTCATGGGAAACACACCATTCATGGTAACAACGTGAGTGGGGGCTGTTTCTGGAGGAACGATACCATCGCCACGCAAAACTAGCTTTAGTAAATTGTCGGTAACCATTTGAGAAAATGGATTGTTCTTGTTGTTTTTCAAAGACTTGACGATGTCTTTTTTGAACTCGCCAATTTTACTCTGATAATTGTCAAGACTTGCTAATGGATTTAGATTTCCATTTGCATCAAGTACCATTCCTTGCTCCACACCAGTGTCATCAATGACGGGTGTTGATTGCAATTCTTTGACATAATTTGGATCGGAAAGAATTGCTTGCAATGAATCATTTGAGATTAAAGTGGATGAAAATCCTTTAGAGATATCACCAATATTAGTAAGGGCGTTTGCTATTCCTTCTTGAGTTGGTTTGGCAAACTCTTGTTGTAGTGCTCTTGTCAAGGATGCAGCCAAGAATCCCTTGAAGTTCTTATTTTGTTGATCGAATGCTGTGGTGGAAATGCTCATCTCACCACCTGCAGAAATCTTAAAGCGATAGGATCCGCATTGCATATCGCTGGCACCTTCGCTATTGATTGATTTGTTTCCTTGTTCAATATTTGAAACAAGGTCTTGAATGCATTGATCACCAATTTGGCTGAGGATCTTCTTGGCCTGTCCGAATGCACCTCTGGTAAATTCCATGGCAGCAGGAGACAAGGTAGTATAAGTTGCCATTTCTTGATCGCTTGCACCAGCTTTGGTCTTGGCAAGGAATACTAGAGCATTCAAAACTTGTTGGTTATATGGAAGGTCTGAAGCAGGATTGATGCCGTACTTGACACTCAATTCTTCGTATGACATATTATCAAAATCAGCCGCAGATGGTGGATTGCGAGTTGATTTGAAATATTCTTGTCTTACGTCAAATGGCATTACTGCCAATTGCTCTGGGGTCATTTGGCTCATAACACCCATCATTTGTTCTGGTGAAAGCTTCTTTGCTTTTTGTCCTGCAGGAGGAGTTTCTTGAGGAACTTGTGCCTCTGGCTTTTCTTCTTCGGTTTTCTTTTCTTTGGGTTCTTTTTTGGTTGGTTCTTTTTGCTTTACATCACCCAATAAAAGTACCGATGCTCTGGTTTGTTCAAAATTTGGATCCGAGGTAATCTGTTTTGCCTCTGGAATGCTTAGATCATTGTCATTTAATTTTGTGTGAGTTTGCTTATTGAATGAATCTTTAAAAATTAATTGAACTGTATTATTTTTGGTCTTGACCGCAATGATATCTTGGACCAATTCAGACTTTGACTTTTTCTCTCTTGGAATCTGACGGGCACGTTCAGCACGCTTTCTTGCGGCATCCTTGGCCTTTAGATCGCTTGCACCGGATTTGGCTTGGTCTTTGGCCACAGCCTCTCCGGTGGTGGTAAATGCCTCAGAGGCTCCGCGAGCTTCAAATAATTTGGTTAAAAGGTGTTTAAAGTTCATCTTTAAATATTTATGTATCTTTAGATGGACGGTATTGCTCCAGCGGATTGAAAAGTCTCAAATTATTGCAACTTTTGGCTTTTCCAACCGATACCTTATACAAATTTGCAGGATCCATGCCATTATCTTTAGCAAATTGTTTTATGTTGTTCACTACGATAATTTCATTGGTTTGACTGTCAATAAAGGTAGTCTGCTTTGGTACAGCAACTTTTTTCTTTGATGGTGCTTTGGCCTTAATATGTCCACCGATATCTTCTTTTACTGGGCGCAGTTCAACGGCTGTCCAGCCTTTGTATGTCTTGCGCTTTCCATTTAAAAGTTCACAAATTTTTACAGGTGTCAGGCCATTCTGCAATCCAAACTGAGTCATGTTAGAAAAGAATACTTTTTCTTCTGTATCAACTCGTTTGAGCCAATATCCATTCTGGACTTCAATTTTGCTCTTCCAAGTCCAGTATCTTCCGTTTCTAAAAAAGAAACCACCATGTTCCGCGACAAATTCTTCTCTGTTTCTTTCGGATCGTGAATTGTCGTTCATCTTTGCCCATAACTTGGAATTACGGCGATTTACAGACTCTTCAATAGTTTTAATGTCATGATATTCCATTTGCAGCCCTATATGATGTGATCAAAGATTTTAAAGATTTGACGTAATGAAGAGGATTGCCTTGGAAAACTTGTTTTATTCCATCTTCACAAGAAATCAAAATTGCAAAATTGTCAATAATGGTTCCAGTTCTCTCCTGATACATCAATGCATAAGCACACGCCTGTGCAAAATAGTTATCAATATCTTGAGCACGCTTTTCTTTTGTGCTGGCCTTGAAATCTATGATTGAAAGTTTGCCGTCATACTCGGCAATGCAATCTGTTCTCCCTGCAAGGCCAATAGTCTTTGACCATAGAGGGCTTTCAAGGGCTATGATGTTATCAATCTTATCCAATTCTGGTTTTAACATGGAGAATAAAGATTTATAATTTGGCATCAATTTATCATATTTTAAATCTTCATTATTCAAATATGTTTCGATGATACTATGAAATTTAGTACCTCGGGTTGTTACTCTTTTGCTTTCTTCTGGATTCTTCTCTCTCCATTTTGCAAAAAAAGCTTGTTTCTGCCAACCAACAACAGTGGTGACGCTTGGAAAGTCACCATCTGGAGTAGTATAAAAACGTTTGCCGTTTTTAGATGTTTCTATTAATGATTCAGATAATACGTTAGGTAAATGAATAAATTTTTTGTATATCATCACATTTCTCACTACCTATTATATCACCGTTGTTGGAAAAGGGTAGAATATCTTCCCAATTGGGTGGCACCGAGACCTAATTGGCCTGTAACTTGTGATCCCTGAGGATTATAAATTCCCATATCTTTGGCTTTTTTGCCTACATCGGCAGCAACAAATGGAACTTTTGGTTTTTGAGATTGTTCTTCACCTGTTCTACCACGTTTACCATCTTTTGCCTTACCATCTTCATTATTGGTATTTGCTTGATCTTGATTTTGATTTTGTTCTTGCTTTTGTTGCTGTTCTTGTTTTTGTTGCTGATCTACTTTTTGAACTTCTTTTTGAACTTCTTGGGCGGTTTGTTTTGCTGCAGCTTGTTCAGCAGATTGTATATCAGATTTGGCAGCTGAAATTTGTTTTGCCGCTGTTTTATCCACGTCAGTGGCTGCAACTTTAACAGAAGTTGCAGGGGCGCCCTTGTTAATTGTTGTGCTTGGAACAGATGTCCCTTTACCTGCAGTTGAAGCTGCCGTTGTAGCTGTAGCTGTAACTGCTGGCTTAGCTGTGGCTGCTGGCTTAGCTGTTTCTGTGGTCTTAGGTGCAACCGAATCATTTGATTTGGCAACTTCCACGGCTTTTGCTACTTCAACAGCACCTTTTGCAGCAGAAGTTCGTGCTGGGGCAGTAGTTTCTACTGCAGCTGGAGTGCCTTTTGTCAATTTGGTTGCTATTTCAGCAACTCTTGCTCCGGTTGGCTCCACTATTGTTTCTGCTGCACCGGGAGTTCCTGCAGCCAATTGTGCAGCTATTGCAGCGGCACCGATTGCAGTTTTTAATTTCTTTGGTACAAAATCTATTACGGGTTTCTTAGAAAATATAGGCTCTGGAATTGCTTTTGGAGCTTGATATCCTGGTCTAATACGACCGGGAATCTCTCCGGGTAAACGAGCACTGGTCATCTTTACACCAGCCGAACCAATTGCAAGTCCGGGAATAATATTTCCCCAAACTTTTTCCTGTGTACCTACTGCTTTTCCTTTTTCTTCTTGTTCTGCACCAGCTTTAATATCTTCACCGGCCATGTAACCCATTGTGCCAGCCATTCCACCATGAACAACACCTCTGGCCAAAGTTTGTGCAGCAGCACCACCACCTGCCCGAGCAGCTGCTGCTGTGGCAAGTCCGGCAGCAAGTCTACCAACTCCACCTGTTAAAAGACCCAAAGCAATATCTTGACGAATTGCATCTGGATCAGTTATGTGTTCGATTGCAGCTTTACCAAATCTTTCCATGCCCGATTTCTTTTCATAAGAAATATGAGCAGGAACAATCATCTTTGATTCTTTTGCTGCGCCACCAACATTGCCACCAGTTGGCGTTGGACCCTGTAACAATGGATTTTCTTTTTCAAATTCTTGAGAAGAATGGGAATAATGATTTCCTCTTTTTTCTATATGAAGCGGAGTGGAGGTATTTCCTGTTAGTTTTTCATATTCTTCTGGACTAAGTTCAGAAGCAAATCCTGGAGTTTTATATAATACTGCTAATCTTGCTTCACGTTCATCCATATTAAAGACCGGATGCAAACCAGCTTTTTTATTTTCTTCATTGGTTTTTGCCATTTCTGCAGCAATTGCATCCTCAAACTTTTTTCTACTTGCAGAAACTTTTTTAGATTCTTTAACTGGTCTATCCGAAGCGTCAACAGAACCAATTGTTAAATCTTCTTTTTCATTCAATAACTTTTTGTTATATCTTTCAGAAAGAAGAGACTCTACTAATGGATGAAGCTTTTTCATTATATTGTGTCCTAGTTACTTAGCGTCTTCTTATTAGATCTGGTGGAGTTTGTCCGGGACGAGAAATTAAGCTTGGAGCCTGACCATACTTGAGAGAGCCAGCACCACCGTAATTGGGTTGCTGTGCGGCTGGTCTTGCCAACAAATCAGGAGTGATTGGCATTCTTGGATCTCTTGCAATTCCGGCTGGTGCATTTGGATTTGCAAGCAAGGATGGAGTTCCAACTCTTCCGGGCTGACGGGCTCTTCTGTCAAAGTCTGCTTTCGCGGCTGCAGTATTTGCTGCAGCTTGTCCTTGACGAATTCCGGCTGCACTGCTCTGAGCAACGCCTGCAACGAATCCGGGTTGTGCTTGAATATTAGAAATTTCTTGACGAGCAGCCGCCTGACGTTCCGCAGTTGTCATATTTCGGAAACGGTCAAGTTCCATTTGAGATTGGTCAACCTGTCTTGTAAGTTCACCGCCCTTCTGTGCCATGGCAGTATTTTGCTTATCATATGCTTGATTGAATTGATAAGAAGATACTGCGCCTTGGCGAGCTGCTTCCGATCCGTAACGACCGGCGCCAGCTACCTTGTTAAGCATGGAACTTTCGCCTTTGTCAAATGCATTGTAATCTTTGCCAAACTTTGACTTATATTCTCCATAAGTCATGTTTGTGCCTTGGATTCTTTGTCCTTGCATTTTCTCATAGCGATCTTGCTTGATCTTATCTGCAACGGCTGCATCTTCTTGCTTCTTGATTTCCATCTCACGACCAACTGCATTTTGAGTGGTGTTAGCAAGATCTTCGGTGCTTCGGCCTAAAGTTCTTTCCATGGCGGTATCAATTGCAGCATTGTCTGCAGCATTTCCACCAGTTTCAGTTGGCCCTTGTAAAGCTTGAACTTTTGGAGAATTATCTACATTTAATTTGCTAGTATCAATATTTGCTCTAATTCGACCTTCTAATTTAGAATCTCCTTTTGAAAGACTCCCACCCTTGGTGTAGATTTTTGCCATTTGAAGTTCTGCAGCTTCTTTTGCAGTCAAAGAAGATGGATCTTTACCAGATAAGGTTTCTATGGTCTTGGCAATATTAGCAGCTCTAGCTTCTCTTTCAGTGCCTTCACGATCTGGCATTGCTGCCTGTTCTGCTTTTTTGCGTTCAATACTCGCAGCCAGATTTTCTTTTCTAGCAGCTTCTTTTTCTTGTCTTTCTTTGACATTTGCTGCATATTGTTCTGGATTGCGTTCCTTCCATGTTGGAAGAGGTGCCTTTGGAGCAGCATACTCATTCAATGTGAATGGATTGACAGTGCTGTTCTTGGCATAAGAAGGATGGCCTGGATCATATTTCTTCTCTTCGCCAGATAATGCTCTGAGATACTTGCTGACATCTTGTGTCATATGAGTGTCATCGCTGAATGAAGAATTGCGAAGAAGGTTGTTTTCATTCAAGATACCAACGATGCTATCTTTTAATGAACTCTTCTTTTGCTCAAAAGTTTGGGGCTTTTTGTTTAGAAAATCCTTGACTTCCCAATAAAATGATCTATTATCTTTGTTATCCATGGCTATGAAATATTTAGAATTTTCTAAATACTTAAAACGTATGTCGAAACAGGTTCTCCTGCTCAACTTCGACCAGTCTCCGATAAATGTTATCAATCTGAATAAAGCGTATAAACTTATTTTAAAAAATAAGGTTTATGTTGATTATGACTCGGAAGAGTTTCATGAAGTTCAACTAGTAGCCAATAAGATTAAAATACCTAAAATTTTAATTTTAAAGTATTACATCAAACTTCCAAACAAAAAACTTTCACCCTCCAGAAAGAATATCTTTAAAAGAGATTCTTATTGCTGTCAGTACTGTGGTAAGGATCTCTGTGATGGAAATGCTACTGTAGACCATGTTACACCAAGATGCAAAGGTGGGGCAGATTCTTGGACCAATTTGGTAACTTCCTGTAAAGAATGCAACCTATATAAAGGTAGCAGGTCTCTTAAAGAGGCTAAAATGGAACTCAAAAATAAACCAAAAGAGCCTGCTTATGGATTCTTTATAGAAACCATGATGATTGCTTTTAAAAGGACCAAAAATGCCTAATTATGCATATGTGTGTGAAAAGTGTAATCATAAGTTTGAGGCTACTCTATTGATTAAAGATAGAGAGAACCCAACCAAGGAACCATGCCCAAGTTGCAAGAAGAAGAAAGTCATTCGTGACTGGAGTGACTATGCCACCGGAAATGGTGGTATCATGATGGACACAACTCTATCTCCCGCCAAAGTTTGTGGTAGTGCATGGAAAGAAGTCTGTGATAGAATCAAGACCAGCGGACAGGTTCCAAAGAGATTCCATGAAAAATTGGATCGATCTTCGGATTTCCGAAACGGCCAACTTTAAGTTAAATTTTTGGCCTGAATAAGAGCCTTTAAAACATAATAACTGTCAATGACATCGGTGACTGGATTGGTCAAAGTTTTTTGACCAAAAACTGTCATTAGGTCTGTTTTTGACTCTAGGGTGAAGGCTTCGTACATTGCCTGTTTATCTGCGTTACCTTTGCCCGTAGCGCATTTCTTTACCTTGGACGGCTCTAGGACGGTCAAAGGAACGGCGAGCTTATAGAGCTTATGCTTCAAGATTCCGCAATTCTCGGCTAGATTGAAAATTTTGCCTTTGCTGCCGAAAGAATATCCTTCCAGACCCACATCAGCAGCCCCAATGCAAAGATTTGCTGCCCATTCTGAAATTGTGTCAAATCTTTCAGTATCAAAAATATAATCATCAAATGACTTCCCTGTAATATTGGGAGCAATAGTTGTTGCGTATTTCTTTGTATTTGTTAGAAAGTAAAAAGAGCAGTTCTGAAAACAGAATTCTCGTTTTTCATCAAACAAACATATAGCCGGACTAGTTATAGAATAATCAATTCCTACGAGCATGGTGAACATTTTCCTACTATATTTATTCGGAAAACCAGGGCCAGTCGCAGACTTCTTGTTTCATTGAAGAATCGATCCAATCATAGAAATAATCAATTCTTGCGGCACCATTGTCTAGAATCTGATTTGTTTCATGGTCCATGCTAAGGAAATCAATTATGCCGGCCAACTTTCCACCATCTTCAAATACGGCACCACCAGAATCTCCAAAATATATTGATCCCTTCGTGGCTAGCATTCGCATTACTTGTCCATGATCTTCAATAAGACTTCCATAGTAATGCATCACACCGGCTCTGCTTATTTTTTTAAATCCTAAACTCCAACCAACCGTAATTAAAGGTTCTCCTCTTGCAAGTTCAAATGGATATCTTATTAGATTGGTCGGAGGCTCAAAGCAGTCTTCTTC